AAGAGAAAAAATTAAACGCGAATGCGAAATTTTAAAAATGACAATGAATTATTAGGAGGAAATGAAATGCCGACATTATATGAATTAAAACAATCATTAGGTATGATTGGGCAACAATTAAAAAATAAAAATGATGAGTTGAGTCAGAAAGCAACAGATCCAAATATTGATATGGAAGACATCAAACAACTAGAAACAGAAAAAGCAGGCTTACAACAAAGATTTAACATTGTTGAAAGACAAGTACAAGACATTGAAGAAAAAGAAAAAGCGAAAGTTAAAGACACAGGAGAAGCTTATCAATCTTTAAATGATCATGAGAAGATGGTTAAAGCTAAGGCAGAGTTTTATCGTCACGCGATTTTACCAAATGAATTTGAAAAACCTTCAATGGAGGCACAACGTTTATTACACGCTTTACCAACAGGTAATGATTCAGGTGGTGATAAGCTCTTGCCAAAAACACTCTCTAAAGAAATTGTTTCAGAACCATTTGCTAAAAACCAATTACGTGAAAAAGCTCGTCTAACTAACATTAAAGGTTTAGAGATTCCAAGAGTTTCATACACTTTAGACGATGATGATTTCATTACAGATGTAGAAACAGCTAAGGAATTAAAATTAAAAGGTGATACAGTTAAGTTCACTACTAATAAATTCAAAGTATTTGCTGCAATTTCAGATACTGTAATTCATGGATCAGATGTAGATTTAGTAAACTGGGTTGAAAACGCACTACAATCAGGTCTAGCAGCTAAAGAGCGTAAAGATGCCTTAGCAGTAAGTCCTAAATCTGGATTAGAACACATGTCATTTTACAATGGATCTGTTAAAGAAGTTGAGGGAGCAGACATGTATGATGCTATTATTAACGCTTTAGCAGATTTACATGAAGATTACCGTGATAACGCAACAATTTATATGCGATATGCGGATTATGTCAAAATTATTAGTGTTCTTTCAAATGGAACAACAAATTTCTTTGACACACCAGCAGAAAAAGTATTTGGCAAACCAGTAGTATTTACAGATGCAGCAGTTAAGCCTATTGTTGGAGATTTCAATTATTTTGGAATTAACTATGATGGCACAACTTATGACACTGATAAAGATGTTAAAAAAGGCGAATATTTATTTGTATTAACTGCATGGTATGATCAGCAACGTACATTAGACAGCGCATTCAGAATTGCAAAAGCAAAAGAAAATACAGGTTCATTACCCAGCTAAGCCCCAAAAGGTTAATGTAACAGCTAAGGCTAAATCAGCTGTAATATCAGCCGAATAGGGGTGATGAAATGAGTTTAGAAGAAATTAAATTGTGGTTGAGAATTGACTATAATTTCGAAAATGATTTAATTGAAGGTCTCATTCAATCGGCTAAGTCTGAATTACTATTAAGTGGGGTTCCAGATTATGACAAAGATGACTTGGAATACCCACTTTTTTGTACAGCGATTAAATATATCATTGCAAGAGATTATGAAAGTCGTGGATACTCAAATGACCAATCTAGAAGCAAGGTTTTTAATGAAAAAGGATTGCAAAAAATGATTTTGAAATTAAAAAAGTGGTAGGTGATTTTTAAATGGAATTTAATGAATTTAAAGATCGCGCGTATTTTTTTCAATATATAAACAAAGGACCATATCCAGATGAAGAGGAAAAAATGAAATTGTATAGTTGCTTTTGTAAAATTTATAATCCTTCTATGAAAGATAGAGAAATTTTAAAAGCGACTGAATCAAAATCAGGATTAACCATAATTGTCAGGTCTTCTAAAACTGAATATCTACCACAAACAAATCACTTAGTTAAAATTGACAGTGCATTATATTCCGATAAATTATTCAACATTGTAGAAATAAGAATTGATACACCAGATATTGGCTATAATACAGTGGTTTTATCAGAAAAATGAGTGTAGAAATTAAAGGGATACCTGAAGTGTTGAATAAATTAGAATCGGTATACGGTAAACAAGCAATGCAGGCTAAGAGTGATAGAGCTTTAAATGAAGCATCCGAATTTTTTATAAAGGCTTTAAAGAAAGAATTCGAGAGTTTTAAAGATACGGGTGCCAGTATAGAAGAAATGACTAAATCTAAGCCTTATACAAAAGTTGGAAGTCAAGAAAGAGCTGTTTTAATTGAATGGGTAGGCCCTATGAATCGCAAAAACATTATTCACTTGAATGAACATGGTTATACAAGAGATGGAAAAAAATATACACCAAGAGGTTTTGGAGTTATTGCAAAAACATTAGCTGCTAGCGAACGTAAGTATAGAGAAATTATAAAAAAGGAGTTGGCCAGATAAATGAATATATTAAACACCATAAAAGGAATTTTATTATCTGATGCAGAGCTCAAAACACATATAAATTCTAGAATATACTATTATAAAGTCACTGAAAATGCTGAAACTTCCAAACCTTTTGTTGTTATTACACCTGTTTATGATTTACCTTCAGACTTTATGTCTGATAAATATCTTAGTGAAGAATACTTAATTCAAATAGATGTAGAATCTTCAAATCATCAGAAAACAATTGATATAACAAAACGAATAAGATACCTGTTATATCAACAAAATTTAATTCAAGCATCAAGTCAGTTAGATGCTTATTTTGAAGAAACTAAACGTTATGTGATGTCGAGACGATATCAAGGCATACCCAAAAATATATATTATAAAAATCAGCGCATCGAATAGGTGTGCTTTTTAATTTTTAAGGAGGAAATAAGCAATGGCAGAAGGACAAGGTTCTTATAAAGTAGGTTTTAAAAGATTATACGTTGGAGTTTTTAACCCAGAAGCAACAAAAGTAGTTAAACGCATGACATGGGAAGATGAAAAAGGTGGTACAGTTGACCTAAATATCACAGGTTTAGCACCAGATTTAGTAGATATGTTTGCATCTAACAAACGTGTATGGATGAAAAAACAAGGTACTAATGAAGTTAAGTCTGACATGAGTATTTTCAATATTCCAAGTGATGATTTAAACACAGTTATTGGACGTACTAAAGATAAAAATGGTACATCTTGGGTAGGAGAGAATACAAGAGCACCGTATGTAACAGTAATTGGCGAATCGGAAGATGGTTTAACAGGTCAGCCGGTATATGTAGCCTTACTTAAAGGTACTTTTAGTTTAGATTCAATTGAATTTAAAACACGAGGTGAAAAAGCAGAAGCCCCAGAACCTACAAAATTAACAGGTGACTGGATGAATAGAAAAGTTGATGTTGATGGAACGTCACAAGGTATTGTATACGGTTATCATGAAGGTAAAGAAGGAGAAGCAGAATTCTTCAAAAAAGTATTCGTTGGATACACGGACAGTGAAGATCATTCAGAGGATTCTGCAGGTTCGTTACCCAGCTAACCCCCAAAATGTTGAAGTAGCAGTTAATTCAAAATCTGCAACAGTTTCAGCAGAATAGGGGCTTTCAAAATAAATCAAAGGAGAATAATTTATGACTAAAACTTTAAAGGTTTATAAAGGAGACGACGTCGTAGCTTCTGAACAAGGTGAAGGCAAAGTATCAGTAACTTTATCTAATTTAGAAGCGGATACAACTTATCCAAAAGGTACTTACCAAGTGGCATGGGAAGAAAATGGTAAAGAATCTAGTAAAGTTGATGTACCTCAATTCAAAACCAATCCAATTCTAGTCTCAGGCGTATCATTTACACCAGAAACTAAATCAATTATGGTAAATACCGATGACAATGTTGAGCCAAACATTGCACCAAGCACAGCAACGAATAAAATATTGAAATATACAAGTGAACATCCAGAATTTGTTACTGTAGATGAAAATACAGGAGCAATTCACGGTGTAGCTGAAGGTACTTCAGTAATCACTGCTACGTCTACTGATGGAAGCGATAAGTCAGGACAAATTTCAGTGACAGTAACAAACGGATAGGGATTTAAGGCGCAGTATATCTGCGTCTTTTTTATTTGAATAAAAGGAGCTAATACAATGATTAAATTTGAAATTAAAGATCGTAAAACAGGAAAAACAGAGAGCTATACAAAAGAAGATGTAACAATGGGCGAAGCAGAAAAATGCTATGAGTATTTAGAATTAGTAAATCAAGAGAATAAAAAAGAAGCACCTAACGCAACAAAAATGAGACAAAAAGAGCGACAGTTATTAGTAGATTTATTTAAAGATGAAGGATTGACTGAAGAAGATGTTCTGAACAAGATGAGTACTAAAACTTATACAAAAGCCTTACAAGATATATTTCGAGAAATCAATGGTGAAGATGAAGAAGATTCAGAAACTGAACAAGAAGAGATGGGAAAGACAGAAGAACAATCTCAATAAAAGACATTTTATCGAACATTAAGAAAATACAACGTTTCTGTATGGAGCAGTATGGGTGGACATTAACTGAAGTCAGAAAACAGCCGTATGTAAAACTTTTAGAAATACTTAATGAAGAGAATAAAGAAGAGACTGAAGAAAAACAAAGTGAACAAAAAGTCATTACAGGTACGGATTTAAGAAAACTTTTTGGAAGCTAGAAAGGAGGTTAATATGAATGAAAAAGTAGAAGGCATGACCTTGGAGCTGAAATTAGACCATTTAGGTGTCCAAGAAGGCATGAAAGGTTTAAAGCGACAATTAGGTGTTGTTAATAGTGAAATGAAAGCTAATCTGTCAGCATTTGATAAGTCTGAAAAATCAATGGAAAAATATCAGGCGAGAATTAAGGGGTTAAATGATAGGCTTAAAGTTCAAAAAAAGATGTATTCTCAAGTAGAAGATGAGCTTAAACAAGTTAACGCTAATTACCAAAAAGCTAAATCCAGTGTAAAAGATGTTGAGAAAGCATATTTAAAGTTAGTAGAAGCTAATAAAAAAGAAAAATTATCTCTTGATAAATCTAAAGAAGCCTTAAAATCATCAAATACAGAACTCAAAAAGGCTGAAAATCAATATAAACGTACAAATCAACGTAAACAAGATGCGTATCAAAAACTTAAACAGTTGAGAGAAGCTGAGCAGAAGCTTAAGAATAGTAATCAAGCTACTACTGCTCAGTTAAAAAGAGCGAGTGATGCAGTACAGAAACAGTCCGCTAAGCATAAAGCACTTGTTGAACAATATAAACAAGAAGGCAATCAAGTTCAAAAACTAAAAGTACAAAATGATAATCTTTCAAAATCAAACGAAAAAATAGAAAATTCTTACGCTAAAACTAATACTAAATTAAAGCAAACAGAAAAAGAATTTAATGATTTGAATAATACTATTAAGAATCATAGCGCTAATGTCGCAAAAGCTGAAACAGCTGTTAACAAAGAAAAAGCTGCTTTAAATAATTTAGAGCGTTCAATAGATAAAGCTTCATCAGAAATGAGGACTTTTAACAAAGAACAAATGATAGCTCAAAGCCATTTCGGTAAACTTGCTAGTCAAGCGGATGTTATGTCAAAGAAATTTAGTTCTATTGGAGATAAAATGACTTCGCTGGGACGTACAATGACGATGGGCGTATCTACACCAATTACTTTAGGGTTAGGTGCAGCATTAAAAACAAGTGCAGACTTTGAAGGCCAAATGTCTCGAGTTGGAGCGATTGCGCAAGCAAGCAGTAAAGACTTGAAAAGCATGTCTAATCAAGCAGTTGACTTAGGAGCTAAAACAAGTAAAAGTGCTAACGAAGTTGCTAAAGGTATGGAAGAATTGGCAGCTCTAGGATTTAATGCCAAACAAACAATGGAGGCTATGCCGGGTGTTATCAGTGCAGCAGAAGCAAGTGGTGCAGAAATGGCTACAACTGCAACTGTAATGGCATCAGCAATTAATTCTTTCGGTTTAAAAGCATCGGATGCAAACCATGTTGCTGATTTACTTGCGAGATCAGCTAATGACAGTGCTGCAGATATTCAATACATGGGAGATGCATTAAAATATGCAGGTACTCCAGCAAAAGCATTAGGAGTTTCAATAGAGGACACTTCTGCAGCAATTGAAGTTTTATCTAACTCAGGTTTAGAGGGGTCTCAAGCAGGTACTGCCTTAAGAGCTTCGTTTATTAGGCTAGCTAATCCAAGCAAAAGTACAGCTAAGGAAATGAAAAAATTAGGTATTCATTTGTCTGATGCTAAAGGTGAGTTTGTTGGAATGGGCGAATTGATTAGACAATTCCAAGATAACATGAAAGGCATGACGAGAGAACAAAAACTAGCTACAGTGGCTACAATAGTTGGTACTGAAGCAGCAAGTGGATTTTTAGCCTTGATTGAAGCGGGTCCAGATAAAATTAATAGCTATAGCAAATCATTGAAGAACTCTAATGGTGAAAGTAAAAAAGCAGCAGATTTGATGAAAGATAATCTCAAAGGCGCTCTGGAACAATTAGGTGGCGCTTTTGAATCATTAGCAATCGAAGTCGGTAAAGATTTAACGCCTATGATTAGAGCAGGAGCGGAAGGTTTAACAAAATTAGTTGATGGATTTACACATCTCCCTGGTTGGGTTAGAAAGGCTTCGTTAGGTTTAGCGATTTTTGGTGCATCTATTGGCCCTGCTGTTCTTGCTGGTGGCTTATTAATACGTGCAGTTGGAAGCGCGGCTAAAGGCTATGCATCATTAAATAGACGCATTGCTGAAAATACAATACTTTCTAATACCAATTCAAAAGCAATGAAATCTTTAGGTCTTCAAACCTTATTTCTTGGTTCTACAACAGGAAAAACGTCAAAAGGCTTTAAAGGATTAGCCGGAGCTATGTTGTTTAATTTAAAACCTATAAATGTTTTGAAAAATTCTGCAAAGCTAGCAATTTTACCGTTCAAACTTTTGAAAAACGGTTTAGGATTAGCCGCAAAATCCTTATTTGCAGTAAGTGGAGGCGCAAGATTTGCTGGTGTAGCCTTAAAGTTTTTAACAGGACCTATAGGTGCTACAATAACTGCTATTACAATTGCATATAAAGTTTTTAAAACCGCATATGATCGTGTGGAATGGTTCAGAAACGGTATTAACGGTTTAGGAGAAACTATAAAGTTTTTTGGTGGCAAAATTATTGGCGGTGCTGTTAGGAAGCTAGGAGAGTTTAAAAATTATCTTGGAAGTATAGGCAAAAGCTTCAAAGAAAAGTTTTCAAAGGATATGAAAGATGGTTATAAATCTTTGAGTGACGATGACCTTCTGAAAGTAGGAGTCAACAAGTTTAAAGGATTTATGCAAACCATGGGCACAGCTTCTAAAAAAGCATCTGATACTGTAAAAGTGTTGGGGAAAGGTGTTTCAAAAGAAACAGAAAAAGCTTTAGAAAAATACGTACACTATTCTGAAGAGAACAACAGAATCATGGAAAAAGTACGTTTAAACTCGGGTCAAATAACAGAAGACAAAGCAAAAAAACTTTTGAAAATTGAAGCGGATTTATCTAATAACCTTATAGCTGAAATAGAAAAAAGAAATAAAAAGGAACTCGAAAAAACTCAAGAACTTATTGATAAGTATAGTGCGTTCGATGAACAAGAAAAGCAAAACATTTTAACTAGAACTAAAGAAAAAAATGACTTGCGAATTAAAAAAGAGCAAGAACTCAATCAGAAAATCAAAGAATTGAAAGAAAAAGCTTTAAGTGATGGTCAGATTTCAGAAAATGAAAGAAAAGAAATTGAAAAGCTTGAAAATCAAAGACGTGACATCACTGTTAAAGAATTGAGTAAGACTGAAAAAGAGCAAGAGCGTATTTTAGTAAGAATGCAAAGAAACAGAAATGCTTATTCAATAGACGAAGCGAGCAAAGCAATTAAAGAAGCAGAAAAAGCAAGAAAAGCAAGAAAAAAAGAAGTAGACAAGCAATATGAAGATGATGTCATTGCTATAAAAAATAACGTCAACCTTTCTAAGTCTGAAAAAGATAAATTGTTAGCTATTGCTGATCAAAGACATAAGGATGAAGTAAGAAAGGCAAAATCTAAAAAAGATGCTGTAGTAGACGTTGTTAAAAAGCAAAATAAAGATATTGATAAAGAGATGGATTTATCCAGTGGTCGTGTATATAAGAATACTGAAAAGTGGTGGAATGGCCTTAAAAGTTGGTGGTCTAACTTCAGAGAAGACCAAAAGAAGAAAAGTGATAAGTACGCTAAAGAACAAGAAGAAACAGCTCGTAGAAACAGAGAAAATATAAAGAAATGGTTTGGAAATGCTTGGGACGGCGTAAAAACTAAAACTGGTGAAGCCTTTAGTAAAATGGGCAGAAATGCTAATCATTTTGGCGGCGAAATGAAAAAAATGTGGAGCGGAATCAAAGGAATTCCAAGCAAATTAAGTTCAGGTTGGAGCTCAGCTAAAAGTTCTGTAGGATATCACACTAAGGCTATAGCTAATAGTACTGGTAAATGGTTTGGAAAAGCTTGGCAATCTGTTAAGTCGACAACAGGAAGTATATACAATCAAACTAAACAAAAGTATTCAGATGCTTCAGATAAAGCCTGGGCACATTCAAAATCTATTTGGAGAGGCACATCAAAATGGTTTAGCAATGCATATAAAAGTGCAAAGGGCTGGCTAACGGATATGGCTAATAAATCGCGCTCGAAATGGGATAATATTTCTAGTACAGCATGGTCGAATGCAAAATCCGTTTGGAAAGGAACATCGAAATGGTTTAGTAGTTCATACAAATCTTTAAAAGGTTGGACTGGGGATATGTATTCAAGAGCCCACGATCGTTTTGATGCAATTTCAAGTTCGGCATGGTCTAACGCTAAATCAGTATTTAATGGTTTTAGAAAATGGCTATCAAAAACATATGATTGGATTAGAGATATTGGTAAAGACATGGGAAGAGCTGCGGCTGATTTAGGTAAAAATGTTGCTAATAAAGCTATTGGCGGTTTGAATAGCATGATTGGCGGTATTAATAAAATATCTAAAGCCATTACTGATAAAAATCTCATCAAGCCAATACCTACATTGTCTACTGGTACTTTAGCAGGAAAGGGTGTAGCTACCGATAATTCGGGAGCATTAACACAACCGACATTTGCTGTATTAAATGATAGAGGTTCTGGGAATGCCCCAGGTGGGGGTGTTCAAGAAGTAATTCACAGAGCTGACGGAACATTCCATGCACCCCAAGGACGAGATGTGGTTGTTCCACTAGGAGTTGGAGATAGTGTAATAAATGCCAATGACACTTTGAAGTTACAGCGGATGGGTGTTTTACCAAAATTCCATGGTGGTACGAAAAAGAAAAAATGGATGGAACAAGTTACTGAAAATCTTGGTAAAAAAGCAGGGGACTTCGGTTCTAAAGCCAAAAACACAGCTCATAATATCAAAAAAGGTGCAGAAGAAATGGTTGAAGCGGCAGGCGATAAAATCAAAGATGGTGCATCTTGGTTAGGCGATAAAATCGGCGATGTGTGGGATTATGTACAACATCCAGGGAAACTAGTAAATAAAGTAATGTCAGGTTTAAATATTAATTTTGGAGGCGGAGCTAACGCTACAGTAAAAATTGCTAAAGGCGCGTACTCATTGCTCAAAAAGAAATTAGTAGACAAAGTAAAATCGTGGTTTGAAGATTTTGGTGGCGGAGGCGATGGAAGCTATCTATTTGACCATCCAATTTGGCAAAGGTTTGGGAGTTACACAGGTGGGCTTAACTTTAATGGCGGTCGTCACTATGGTATCGACTTTGGTATGCCTACAGGAACGAACATTTATGCTGTTAAAGGCGGTATAGCTGATAAAGTATGGACTGATTACGGTGGCGGTAATTCTATACAAATTAAGACCGGTGCTAACGAATGGAATTGGTATATGCATTTATCTAAGCAATTAGCAAGACAAGGCCAACGTATTAAAGCTGGTCAACTAATAGGAAAATCCGGTGCTACAGGTAATTTCGTTAAAGGAGCACACTTACATTTCCAATTGATGAGAGGTTCACATCCAGGTAATGATACAGCAGTAGATCCTATGAAATGGTTGAAGTCACTTAAGGGTGGCGGTGGCAAGGTCGGCGGAAGCGGATACGAGAATGCAAAAAGAGCTATACTAAGAGCACAATCGATTTTAGGTGGACGATATAGATCTGACTATATCACTACTCAGATGTTAAGAGTAGCCAAGCGTGAAAGTAACTATCAGGCAGATGCTATTAACAATTGGGATTCCAACGCAAGAGCAGGTACACCGTCTAAAGGTATGTTCCAAATGATTGAACCTTCATTTAGAGCTTTTGCTAAGCCAGGGCATGGAAATATTTATAATCCTACAGATGAGGCAATTTCAGCAATGAAATACATTGTTGCTAAGTACGGTTGGGGAGGCTTTAAACGTGCAGGAGATTATGCCTATGCGAATGGAGGTCTTATAACTAAACATCAAATCGCTGAAGTGGGAGAAGGAGATAAGCCAGAAATGGTTATTCCATTGACAAGACGTAAAAGAGCAATGCAATTAACTGAACAGGTTATGCGCATCATCGGTATGGATGGCAAGCAAAATAACATCACTGTAAATAATGATACTTCTACGGTTGAAAAATTGTTGAAACAAATTGTTATGCTAACAGATAAAGGAAATAAATTAACAGATGCATTGATTCAAACTGTTTCTTCTCAGGATAATAACTTAAGCTCTAGTGATGCAATTAGAGATTTAGAAAAGGTATTGTCAAAACAAAGTGGACATAGAGCAAATGCAAATAATTATATGGGAGGTTTGACTAATTAATGCAATCTTTTGTAAAAATCATAGATGGTTACAAGGAAGAAGTAATAACAGATTTTAATCAGCTTATATTTTTAGATGCAAGGGCTGAAAGTCCAAACACCAATGATAATAGTGTAACTATTAACGGAGTAGACGGTATTTTACCGGGCGCAATTAGTTTTGCGCCTTTTTCACTAGTATTAAGGTTTGGCTATGATGGTATAGATGTTATAGATTTAAATTTATTTGAGCATTGGTTTAGATCTGTATTTAATCGTAGACATCCTTATTATGTTATTACTTCTCAAATGCCTGGCGTTAAATACGCAGTGAATACAGCTAATGTTACATCTAATTTAAAAGATGGTTCTTCAACTGAAATTGAAGTAAGTTTAAATGTTTATAAAGGATATTCTGAATCAGTTAATTGGACTGATAGCGAGTTCTTATTCGACTCTAATTGGATGTTTGAAAATGGAATTCCTATTGATTTCACACCTAAATATACTCATACATCAAATCAATTTACTATTTGGAACGGTTCTACTGATACGATAAATCCAAGATTCAAGCACGATTTGAAAATATTAATTAATTTAAATGCGAGTGGAGGATTTGAACTGGTTAACTATACAACAGGTGATATTTTTAAGTACAACAAAAGTATAGATAAAAACACTGATTTTGTTTTAGATGGTGTGTATGCATATCGAGATATAAATAGAGTGGGAATTGATACAAATAGGGGCATTATAACATTAGCGCCAGGTAAAAATGAATTTAAGATTAAAGGAGACGTCAGTGATATTAAAACTACATTTAAGTTTCCTTTTATTTATAGGTAGGTGATTTAATGGATTATCATGATCATTTATCAGTAATGGATTTTAATGAATTGATTTGTGAAAATTTACTAGATGTAGATTACGGTTCTTTTAAAGAATATTATGAACTGAATGAAGCTAGGTACATCACCTTTACAGTTTATAGAACTACTCATAATAGTTTTGTTTTTGATTTATTGATTTGTGAAAACTTCATAATTTATCATGGTGAAAAATACACAATTAAGCAGACAGCGCCAAAGGTTGAAGGTGATAAAGTTTTTATTGAAGTTACGGCATATCACATAATGTATGAATTTCAAAATCACTCAGTGGAATCAAATAAACTTGATGACGACAGTAGTGAAACGGGTAAAACGCCCGAATACTCTTTAGATGAGTACTTAAGATATGGATTTGCAAATCAAAAAACGTCAGTCAAGATGACCTATAAAATAATTGGAGATTTTAAAAGAAAAATACCAATTGATGAATTAGGTAATAAAAATGGCTTAGAATATTGTAAAGAAGCAGTAGATTTGTTTGGTTGTATTATTTATCCAAATGATACGGAGATATGTTTTTATTCTCCTGAAACATTCTATCAAAGAAGCGAAAAAGTAATAAGGTATCAATATAATACTGATACTGTGTCTGCTACTGTCAGTACGTTGGAATTAAGAACAGCTATAAAAGTTTTTGGGAAAAAGTACACAGCCGAGGAAAAGAAAAATTACAATCCTATTAAAACAACTGACATTAATTACTCAAATGATTTCATAAAAGAAGGCACTTATCGCACAGAAACAATTGGTTCTAAAGCAACTATTAACTTTGATTGCAAGTATGGTAATGAAACAGTTAGGTTTACAATCAAAAAAGGTTCCCAAGGTGGAATATATAAGTTGATTTTAGACGGCAAGCAAATTAAGCAAATTTCTTGTTTTGCTAAGTCGGTTCAGTCTGAAACAATAGATTTAATAAAAAATATTGATAAAGGCAAGCACGTTTTAGAAATGATATTTTTAGGAGAAGACCCCAAAAATAGAATTGATATATCTTCAAATAAAAAAGCTAAGCCTTGTATGTACGTTGGAACTGAAAAATCAACAGTCTTAAATTTAATTGCTGACAATTCAGGTCGCAATCAATACAAAGCAATTGTTGACTACGTCGCAGATAGTGCAAAGCAGTTTGGGATTCGATATGCTAATACGCAAACAAATGAAGATATCGAAACACAGGATAAGTTGTTAGAATTTGCAAAAAAGCAAATAAATGATACTCCTAAGACTGAATTAGATGTTAATTATATAGGTTATGAAAAAATAGAGCCAAGAGATAGCGTATTCTTTGTTCATGAATTAATGGGATATAACACTGAATTAAAGGTTGTTAAACTTGATAGGTCACATCCATTTGTAAACGCAATAGATGAAGTGTCTTTCAGCAATGAAATAAAAGATATGGTACAAATTCAGCAAGCGCTTAACAGACGAGTTATTGCACAAGATAATAGATATAACTATCAAGCAAATCGTATAAATCATTTATACACTAGTACTTTGAATTCTCCTTTCGAGACAATGGATATAGGGAGTGTATTAATATAATGGCAACAGAAGAAGTTAAAATCAAAGCGCTACTTGAAAACGATAAACAGTACTTTCCAGCTACACATTGGAAAGCTATAAATGGGGTACCTTATGCAGGAAGTAGTGATATTGATGGGTTACCTCAAGACGGTATCATTTCGGTAGATGATAAAAATAAATTAGATAATTTAAAAATAGGCGAAGCAGGAATTATTCAAAATAGCATTGTACAGAAATCCCCAAACGGTAAATTGTGGAAAATAACAGTTGACGATAGTGGGAAACTTGGTACAGTGCTATTTTATTAGAAAGGAAGGTGCATTATGGAAAATTTGTATTTAATAAAGGATTTGGGAGCTTTAGCAGGTCGAGATTATAGAGCTAAGGAAATACAAAACTTACAAAGAATAGAGCAATTTGCGCTTGGATTGACAACAGAGTTTAAGTTGCATCAGAAAGCTAAAACAATTCAACACTTCGCTGAGCAAATTTATTATAATGGTAGATCGCAAGCATCAGTAAATAAATCTTTACAAAGTCAAATTAACTCACTTGTTTTGGCACCGCGTAATAATAGCGCTAATGAGATTGTTCAAGCTCGAGTTAATGTAAATGGCGAAACCTTTGATACATTAAAAGAACATTTAGACGATTGGGAAACCAAAACTCAAATTAATAAAGAAGAAACTATAAGAGAACTAAATAAGGCTAAACAACAAATTCTTGATATCGAGTACCGTTTTGAACCTGATAAGCAAGAGTTTTTATTTGTGACAGAACTTGCACCTCTTACAAATGCAGTAATGCAATCCTTCTGGTTTGATAATAGAACAGGCATAGTATACATGACACAAGCTAGAAATAATGGCTATATGCTAAGTCGTTTAAGACCTAATGGTCAATTTATAGACAGCTCATTGATTGTAGGTGGGGGTCATGGTACACATAACGGTTATAGATATATTGATGATGAGTTATGGATTTATAGTTTTATCTTAAATGGTAATAATGAGAATACATTAGTTCGTTTCAAGTATACGCCTAATGTGGAAATTAGCTATGGCAAGTATGGTATGCAAGATGTATTTACAGGACACCCAGAAAAACCCTACATCACCCCTGTCATAAATGAAAAAGAAAATAAAATTCTATACAGAATTGAGAGACCTAGAAGTCAGTGGGAACTTGAAAACTCAATGAATTATATAGAGATAAGAAGTTTAGACGATGTTGATAAAAATATTGATAAAGTTTTGCATAAAATCAGTATCCCTATGAGACTAACAAACGAAACCCAACCAATGCAGGGTGTGACTTTTGATGAAAAATACTTGTATTGGTATACAGGAGACAGTAATCCAAATAATAGAAACTATTTAACGGCTTTCGATTTAGAAACAGGAGAAGAAGCGTATCAGGTTAATGCTGACTATGGTGGAACACTAGATTCATTTCCTGGCGAATTTGCGGAAGCAGAAGGTTTGCAAATATACTATGACAAAGATAGTGGTAAAAAAGCTTTGATGCTAGGTGTTACTGTCGGTGGTGATGGAAATAGAACACATCGTATTTTCATGATTGGGCAAAGAGGTATTTTAGAAATACTTCACTCAAGAGGCGTTCCTTTTATCATGAGTGACACAGGTGGTAGAGTTAAACCTTTACCAATGAGGCCTGATAAACTTAAGAATCTTGGGATGTTAACAGAGCCAGGTCTTTACTATTTATACACTGATCATACAGTTCAAATCGATGATTTCCCATTACCAAGAGAATGGCGTGATGCAGGTTGGTTCTTGGAAGTTAAGCCACCACAAACTGGCGGTGATGTAATTCAGATATTGACGCGTAATAGTTATGCAAGGAATATGATGACTTTTGAAAGGGTGCTTTCTGGAAGAACTGGAGACATTTCGGACTGGAATTATGTGCCTAAAAATAGTGGTAAATGGGAGAGAGTACCTTCATTCATCACAAAAATGTCAGATATTAACATAGTAGGCATGTCGTTTTATTTAACTACGGATGATACAAAACGTTTTACAGATTTTCCAACTGAACGTAAAGGGGTAGCTGGTTGGAACTTATATGTAGAAGCTTCAAACACAGGTGGCTTTGTTCATAGGCTAGTTCGTAATAGTGTTACAGCATCTGCTGAGATACTATTGAAAAATTATGATAGTAAAACAAGTTCAGGGCCATGGACTTTACACGAAGGGAGAATTATAAGTTAATGAGTAATTTAGAGAAATCTGTAGCTATAAATTTAGAAAACACAGCGCATTATGAAAATATTTCAAATCTAGATATAACTTTTAGAACAGGAGAGAGTGATTCTTCTGTTCTTCTTTTTAATATCATTAAAAATAATCAACCGTTATTACTGAGTGAAGAAAATATCAAAGCACGAATAGCGATTCGAGGTAAAGGAGTAATGGTAGTTGCTCCACTAGAAATATTAGATCCATTTAAAGGTATTTTAAAATTTCAATTACCTAATGATGTAATTAAAAGAGATGGAAGTTATCAAGCTCAAGTTTCGGTTGCAGAATTAGGTAATTCAGACGTGGTAGTTGTAGAGAGAACTATCACATTTAACGTTGAAAAAAGTTTGTTTAGCAAGATTCCCTCTGAAACAAAACTACACTATATTGTTGAGTTTCAAGAATTAGAAAAAACTATTATGGATCGCGCGAAAGCAATGGACGAGGCTATAAAAAATGGTGAGGATTATGCGAGTCTGATTGAAAAAGCTAAAGAAAAAGGTCTATCAGATATTCAAATAGCAAAATCTTCAAGTATTGATGAATTAAAGCAACTTGCTAATAGCCGTATATCTGATTTGGAAAATAAAGCGCAAGCATATTCAAGAACATTCGATGAGCAAAAGCGATATATGGATGAGAAACATGAAGCCTTCAAGCAGTCAGTGAATAGTGGTGGTTTAGTCACAAGTGGTTCTACTTCAAATTGGCAAAAAGCTAAGATTACTAAAGATGATGGTAAGATAATGCAGATTACTGGATTTGATTTTAATAATCCAGAACAAAGAATAGGTGATTCAACCCAATTTATTTATGTTTCGCAAGCTATAAATTATCCAAGAGGTGTTAGTACTAACGGTACTGTCGAATATTTAGTAGTAACTTCAGACTACAAGCGTATGACTTATCGACCGAACGGTACAAATAAAGTGTTTGTTAAAAGAAAAGAAGCGGGTTCATGGTCTGAGTGGTCAGAATTAGCTATTAATGATTACAATACACCTTTTGAAACTGTTCAAAGTGCTCAATCAAAAGCTAATATGGCCGAAAGTAACGCTAAATTATACGCAGATGACAAGTTTAATAAAAGGTATTCGGTTATTTTTGATGGAACAGCAAATGGTGTGGGCTCTACATTGTACTTAAATGAGAGTTTAGACCAATTTATTTTATTAATTTTTTATGGGACTTTTCCAGGTGGTGACTTTACAGAGTTTGGCAGCCCTTTTGGAGGAGGAAAGATTTCATTGAATCCCTCAAATCTTCCAGATGGTGATGGAAACGGCGGAGGTGTTTATGAGTTTGGATTAACTAAATCTAGTCGTACATCTTTAACTATATCAAACGATGTCTATTTCGACTTAGGAAGTCAAAGAGGCTCTGGTGCGAACGCAAATAGAGGGACAATTAACAAAATTATAGGAGTGAGAAGATAATGCAAATATTAGTTAACAAACGCAATGAGATTATTTCATACGCTGTTATTGGTGGTTTTGAAGAAGGTATTGATATAGAAAGTCTTCCAGAAAACTTCTCTCAAGTTTTTAGACCTAAAGTATTTAAATATTCAGATGGAAAAATAATTTTTAATGAAGATTATACAGAGGAAAAGGATGACTCACATCAACAGATTGATAATGAAGAGAATAGTACAGGTGCTTCTGATGACATATTACGAAAAATGGTTGCTAGTATGCAGAAGCAAGTTGTTCAAAGTACAAAGTTATTGATGCAAGTTAATAAACAAAACGCTTTGATGGCAAAACAGATTGTAGCATTCAATAAAAAATTAGAAGAGATTAAAGGAGAGACGGAAAATGCTTAAATTGATTTCACCAACTTTCGAAGATATTAAAACATGGTATCAATTGAAAGAATATACTAAAGAAGATATAGCGTGGTATGTAGACATGGAAGTTATAGATAAAGAGGAATACGCAATTATTACAGGAGAAAAGTATCCAGAAAATCTAGAGTCATAGGCCAAGAGTCTATGGCTTTTTAATTTGAATAAAGTGGGTGGCAGAATGTTTGGATTTACCAAACGACATGAACAAGATTGGCGTTTAACGCGTTTAGAAGAAAATGATAAGACTATGTTTGAAAAATTCGACAGAATAGAAGATAGTCTGAGAGCGCAAGAAAAGATTTATGACAAATTAGATAGAAATTTTGAAGAATTAAAGCGCGACAAAGAAGAAGATGAAAAAAATAAGGAAAAAAATGCCAAAAACATTAGAGACATTAAGATGTGGATTCTTGGATTAATAGGGACGATACTAAGTACGTTTGTTATAGCAATTTTAAAAACAGTATTCGGTATTTAAAGGAGGTGATTACCATGCTTAAAGGGATTTTAGGTTATAGTTTTTGGGCTTGTTTTTGGTTCGGTAAATGCAAATAACGATTAAAGGTCAGTGCTTCGGCACTGGCTTTTTATTTTGGATAAAAGGAGCAAACAAATGGATATTAACTGGAAATTGAGATTTAAAAATAAAGCGGTATTAACGGGATTGATAGGGGCATTATTGCTATTTATCAAGCAAATCACAGATTTATTCGGATTCGATTTATCAAATCAATTAAATCAAGCTAGCGCGATTATAGGCGCTATCCTCACGCTACTTACAGGCATTGGCGTTATTACTGATCCAACATCAAAAGGCGTCTCAGATTCATCTATAGCACAGACATATCAAGCGCCTAGAGATAGTAGCAAAGAAGAACAACAAGTCACTTGGAAAACTTCACAAGATGCTAGCTTAACGCCCGAATTAAGCACGAAAGCCCCAAAAGAATATGATACATCACAGCCGTTTACAGACGCCTCTAACGATGTTGGCTTTGACGTAAACGAATATCATTATGGAGGTGGCGACAATGCAAGCAAAATTGACTAAAAAAGAGTTTATAGAGTGGTTGAAAACATCTGAGGGAAAACAATTTAATATCGACCTTTGGTATGGATTTCAATGCTTTGACTATGCCAATGCAGGTTGGCAAGTCTTATTTGGCTACAACTTAAAAGGTGTAGGTGCCAAAGACATCCCAAGTGCTAATAATTTTAACGGACTAGCTACTGTATACCAAAACACACCAGACTTCTTAGCACAACCTGGCGACATGGTTGTATTCGGTAGCAACTACGGTGCTGGATATGGTCACGTTGCATGGGTTATCGAAGCAACTTTAGATTATATCATTGTATATGAGCAGAATTGGCTCGGCGGTGGATGGACTGACGGAATCGAACAACCCGGCTGGGGTTGGGAAAAAGTTACAAGACGACAACATGCTTACGATTTCCCTATGTGGTTTATCCGCCCGAACTTCAAAAGCGAAATATCGCCACGATCAGTTCAATCTCCTACACAAGCACCTAAAAAGGAAACAGCTAAGCCACAACCTAAAGCGGTAGAACTTAAAATCATCAAAGATGTAGTTAAAGGTTACGACCTGCCTAAACGTGGTGGTAATCCTAAAGGTATTGTCATTCATAATGACGCAGGAAGCAAAGGGGCAACAGCAGAAGCGTATCGAAACGGATTAGTTAACGCACCTTTATCGAGATTAGAAGCAGGTATTGCGCATAGTTATGTATCAGGTAACACAGTGTGGCAAGCCTTAGATGAATCACAAGTAGGTTGGCATACCGCTAATCAAGTTGGTAATAAATATTATTACGGTATTGAAGTGTGTCAATCAATGGGTGCAGATAACGCGACGTTCTTAAAAAATGAACAGGCAACTTTCCAAGAGTGCGCTAGATTGTTGAAAAAATGGGGGTTACCAGCAAACAGAAACACAATCCGATTGCACAACGAATTCATTTCAACATCATGCCCGCACAGAAGCTCAGTATTGCACACTGGTTTTGACCCAATAACTCGCGGTCTATTGCCAGAAGATAAACGGCTACAACTTAAAGACTACTTTATCAAGCAAATTAGAGCATACATGGATGGTAAAATACCGGTTGCCACTGTCTCAAACGAGTCAAGCGCTTCAAGTAATACAGTTAAACCAGTTGCAAGTGCATGGAAACGTAATAAATATGGCACTTACTACATGGAAGAAAGTGCTAGATTCACAAACGGCAATCAACCAATCACAGTAAGAAAAGTGGGGCCATTCTTATCTTGTCCAGTGGGTTATCAGTTCCAACCTGGTGGATATTGTGATTATACAGAAGTGATGTTACAAAATGGCCATGTGTGGGTAGGATATAATTGGGAGGGGCAACGTTATTACTTGCCTATTAGAACATGGAATGGTTCTGCCCCACCTAATCAGATATTAGGTGACTTATGGGGAGAAATCAGTTAATATAAAATTGTGGTGAGCCTTTTCTAGGCGGGTGCATTATATGCATTCGCCTTTTTATTTGCATTAAAAAATAATTGTGGTATTATTTCTATATACTTTATTCAACATTTCTCTCTCAAGTTGAAATCGTGAGTAGTAGGCAGGTACTTCGGTGCTTGCCTATTTTTTATGTTATAATCATTTTAGACGTTTTCAAGGGACGTCTCTTTAGATTGTATATTGTAACTAGCCTTCGGGCTAGTTTTTTGTTATTATAACGTCACATGCATAAGCTGTATACATTTATCCTTGTTCACTCAAGCATGTCACTGGGTGTTTTTTAATGAATATTTAGACATTAGTTATGTAAAAGTCGATTATACAGATGATGTTTAAAGGGTTGAATAAACTTCAGATATATGATAGATTAATACGACATGTAATTACAAATAAATTTATAATAATTATAATTAGAAACCACTTATGCATGTCACTGAGTGGTTTACAGCTTATATAACTCAAGCATAAAGCCGTACTACTCCCCCGTAGTATAAGATGTATGTTCCCGTAGTTTCGCGGGAATATTTTATGTTATACTTACATAGGTATATAGTAGGAGTGAACTATATAGCCTGTTAAGTGACCTGGTAACTTAATACTTATCCCGGCAATTGATGCCCTTTTTGCCCGTCACTCGATACATATATCTCAACAACATAGAAATATTACAGTCGCTACACCACTCAATGTATGGGTGGTTGTTTTTTTTATGTTATTAGGAACAAAACATTTTAAGAGTAAAAACAGAGATACTAAAGAAATTTGGCAAATCTGTTGTCGGAAATATACTTTCATGATACATTTTAAACAGGTAGACAAGGTATACCCGATAGACAAATGATGAAAATGAGGAAGTGAGTAGTATGGCTACAAAAAGTTTTACTACAGATTATAAATTTAATAACAAAGCAGCTGAAAAATTAGTGAATGCCATGAATAAAAGTGAAGATGCTCAATTCAATAGATCTAATGTTTTTGCTCAACGTTTAAAAACAATGGAAGACTTACAAAATTTTAAGAATAAAGTAAAGGTTATTTTATAAAAAATGAAAGGAGTGGTTAGTATGGAATGGCAACCTAATAACACATACGTTATAGCTCAAAACTTGATTACAAAATATCAAGAAATTACCGGAAACAGCATAGTGGGAGACGAGATGAAAGTGCATAAATTAATGTACTATATCCAGAAAACTTCTATTGCTTTAACAGGGAACGCTATAATCGATGAACAATTTGAAGGTTGGGTACATGGTCCAGTTTTACCGTCCTTAAGAGGGTTATTTGATTACTTTGTGGAAGACAATACTTCTAGAAATAAAGTTAATGATACTGAAGAATTTATAATCGAGAATGCTATTTATCAATATGGTAAATATGCAACATGGGCTCTTAGAGAGAAATCACACGAAGAAATTTCGTGGCTTAATAGCCGTAAAGGCTTAAGTGCTAATGAACGAGGGTATAGAAATCTCACAATTGAGGATATCAAAGAAGATGCAAACAAAATAAGATTATATGATTATAGTTACGATATGTATATAGATGAATTTGAAGATTTAGATGAGGAGGAATTTATTAGTGCACACTAGATCCCCTCATGACTATATAGGTAAAATCGTTAAAATAAGATTACCTTATTATGATGTGAAAAGCGCAAAAGTTGCTTTTAAATCTAGGCCTGGTTTAATAATAGGTTGCGAAAAGAATCAATTCCCTTGTGATTTCACTTATTTGCCTATTTCGAAAATAAGTGATGAAAGCAAAAGACATTCTATATATGATTTTGAAGTAAACGATGAGACTTGTAATTTGTTAAATTTGAATAACGTTCCATCATTTGTTAGGTGTCATAAGGTTAGTACTGTATATAGCAAGAATGTTCACAGAAATTACATTAGTGATTTAAACGAAACGAACAATCGACTTTTTAATGAGATTAAATCTATCTTTGATGCATTTGCAACTGGTTTATTTTAATCGCATCTTAATCGATACGGTTATATTTATTCCCCTACAACCAACAAAACCACAGATCCTATTAATTTAGGATTGTGGTTATTTTTTGCGTTTTTTCGGGGCGAAAAAAGGGCAGATTATTTGAAAAAGGGCAAACGCTTGTGGAAAATCTAAAAGGTTAAAAATGACAAAAACATTGATACAACAGTGTTTTTGGACGCTCGTGTACGTTAGAGAATGACCGCTTTACCATCACATTATGATG